CATCGACAGCACGGCGTGAACTCGCACGTCTACCTGCGTGTCACCCACTCGCACCAGCATTTGCAGCCTCCAAAAGAAAACGGCGGGCGGGGAGTCCCCTGCCCGCCGTCTCTGTTGTCGCTGTAGTGTCAACCGTCAGCCGCTGACGAAGCCGTTGGCACCCTTCTTTGCGGCGTTGTCCACGCCGTCTTCCGCCTTGCCAAGCCGGGCCAGCGTGACGACGGCCTTGGCGGCAGTCATCGGGGTAGCGGAAACCTTGACGTACCGCTTGTGGCCGCGGAGGTCGAGGTCAAACCGCATCACCACATCGGTGCCGGTGTTGGCGGCCGCCGGCGTCGGGATCAGGAACTGCGTCGAGCTGGTGGCGGTGCCACCGACGAAACCGCTGATATTGCTGAAGGCCGTGTTGTCGTCCGACTCCTCGAGCTTCAGCACGTGAGCCACGACGCTTGCGGTGCCGGCGGCGACCACCGCACCGAAGACGACATCAAGGCTCAGGTACTTGTGCCCGAGGCAGTCGATGGTGTCGGAGTGCGTGGCGGTGCTGGCAACGCTCGCCGAAACCTTGGCCTGACTCTTGGTGTTTTCCAGATGGTTCACGTGGGAATCTCCTGTAGGTCAGAGGTCAGGCTCAGGCACCCTTGATCGCCACGATCGGGCCAACGTTGCTGGCATCGCCGACCGAGTGCCAGACCATCGTGCCGCGAGCGATCGCAGTGAAGAGGGTCAGGTCGTACTCGACGTACCGCTCAGTCGAGACGCGGGTGGCGAGCTGCGACCGCAGGCCGAACATGCCGGACAGATCAGGCCGCCCGAAGTAGGCGATGATCTGCCCGGTGAAGTCCGAATCGGTCGTCACCACCTGGTCGGTGAGCTCGACCGGGTAGCCGGCGAACTGGAGGCCCGTCCCACCTTCGACGCTGACGCGGCCGCCGCTGGCGAGATCCAGCCGCTGCATCGCCAACGAGAAGCCGAGCGGCGAGATGTACCACCGGGCACCTTGGATCGCATACCGCGGGAGCTTGCCGATGGCACCGAGGAAGTCGGCCGCCACGAGCTCCGCCCACGTGTCGTGTCCTGCCGTGGTCGTGTGGACCGAGGCGGTGCCGATCTTGTTCTGCAGTCCGTAGACGCCGCCGTAGGTGCTAGTGCCGTCGCCCTTCACGGCAGCGGCCTCCAGCTTGGCGGCGATCGCGGTGCCGAACTCCAGCGTGAGGAAATCCCCGACGTTGATCGCGGCATCGGACAGCAGCTCGTTGCTCACCTTCGTGCCGGCGGTGAGCTTGGAAGCCACCAACTGCACGAGGTTCATCGTCGGGTCGCTGGTGTCGATCTCCGATGCTTCCCCGGTCCAGTTGGCAGTGACGCCACCGGTACGCTTGGGGAACGACACGTTGTCGCTCGTCATCGGCACCTGCTGCATGGCCGACGCCCACACCGTGTACTCATCGACGTTGCGGATCACGTTCGCAGAGAACACGTCGGGCACGACCACGCCGGCGGAGTTGTTCACGCCCTCGACCATCGTGCGGCATTCCATGCCGTTGTCGTGGCACCACCGGCGGGCTTCGGCGTCACCGCCGTACGCGCCCTTGATCCACTGGCCGATGGTGAAGGCGTCTTTGCGACCCTCAACCGTGTTCGGGAACGCACGCAGCCGGCCGCGGAACGGAACCGCCTCGATGCGGGTTTCGGGCTGGACGCCGCGGGCTTCGGGCGTGGGGGTGCAGCGGTTCACGACCGCCCGCAGATTCGCGGACGACTCGACCACCGACTGCTCGAAGGAGATCTTCTTGCCGAGGTCGGCGGCACGCTTGGTCAGCGTCTCCAGCTCAAGGTCGCGCTCCGCGATCTTGTCGGCGTCATCCGACTCGATCGCCCGCACGGCGTCGATCCGGTTGGCGAGATCGGCGGCTTCGTCCTGGAGCTTGGCGAGCACGTCCTTGGCCATGTGACTGTCTCCCAGTGCCAGCGGCGGTATGCCGCGTGTGCGATGGAAGGCAGGCTACGGCTTCGGCGGCACACCCTTGCAGAGCCGGAAGTCGGAATGTGTTGTGTACACAACAACACGCGCACGGGTGCCGCACCTTGGGCACCGCATGTAACGCAGTTGCTCCGAGCCGATAGAGCGGCTTGAGCGTGTCCGCAGTTGTTCACCGCAGCGGCACCGCGGCCGGTCAGCCATGACGCAGCACCCGGAGGCGAAGGGCAGCCGCAGCGGCGGCGTCCGCGATTTGCGAACGGCGAACGACGGCAGCGGGCGTGATTGCGGCCTGTTCCTGCATCCACCGCTCGTACGAACGCATGGCGACAGAAGCGGAGGTGGCGGGGTACGCGGGCACGAGTACCGGCCCCACGTCATACAACCCGCTCACCTCACGGATCTGCCGAACGGCACCGCCCTTTTCGTCGGTCGTGAATGACTCGCCAGAACGGTCCACGGTGAACGCGAATGACGAGCCTTTTACGTCACGCCGCTGGATCAACTCGACGACATCGGCCCTGCTCATTGGCGGCGTCACGACGTACCGCAGGCCCTTGTCATCGCTCGACAACTCAAGCGTGCCGGACGATGCACGGCCCAACACGATGTTGGAATCGTGGTTGAACAGAGCCACAACGTCCTGCCGGCCACGCTCGCGGCCAAGGATCCTGTCGAAGGCCCCGGGCACGATCATCTCTCGAAAGCCGCCCAGGTCGAGCGAGAGGCGGTTGTAGACGGCGGCGTAGCCGACGATGGCCGCTCGGCCGTCGGCGCGGCTTTCGACGATCAGCTCGTCGTCGGCCTCAAGCTGCATGTCGCGGCGTTCAAGTTCCATTCGACTGGTCCTCCGTCGTCGCCTGGTCCTCGGTGTCGTCCTCCGGCGAGTCGTCGGCCGGTTCCGGTATCGCCGGCGCCGGCTGCGGTTCCGGCGGCCCGGCAATCGCGGCGTCCACCGACTGCATGTTGAGCGGCACCAGCCGCAACTTGCCGGCGCCGGCCGGCAGCGGCGGCATTCCCAGGTAGGCGCGGGCCTCGTCGATGTCGTACACGCCACGGTCCAGCATGGCCGTGATGAACGCGGATTGTGCGGCGGAGTCGCCACGCAGGAGGCCGCCGACGTTGTGCTCGGCGAAATACCGCTCGTCGCCCTTGATGAGGTCGCGGGAGATCGCCGCCTCCCACCGCTTCAGGTGCGGCAGCAGGCAGTGCTGGACGAACTCAGTCCCCTGCACTTCGATGTTGCTGTAGGTGCTGCGGGTCAGATCCTGGATCATGTGCGGCGGCACGCGGAACGTGCGGCACACCTCGATTACCTGATACTGCCGCGTCTCGAGGTACTGGGCGGCCTCGTTGCTGCCGGTGAGCTCGCGGACCTTCACGCCTTGCGGGAGGATTGCGGTACGGAAAGCGCGGTCGGCGCCGCGGTGCATCCGCTCCCACGCATCGCGGAGCTTCGCGCGCTCCTCGCCGGGAATCGGGTTGTCCGATTCCATGATGATGCCGGGGCGGGCGCCGTTGCCGAAGAACGAGCTGCCGTGCTGCTCAAGGGCGCGGGCCAGGCCGATCGCGTCACGCGAAAGGTTCGTCGGCGGCACGCCGTTGATCCCGTCGAGCGACAGGAACCGCAGGTGGAAGATCTGCTCTTGGCGGTAGGCAGTTTGCCGGCCGTTTGGCTCGCGGTAGAGATATCGCAGCCGGCCGTTCTCAAGCTGCTCCACCTCCATCCGCGACGGATGCAACGGCCACAGTTCACTGACGGAGCCGGACGCGCCAGGGCGAATTTCGGCGAACGACTGCCCGTACATGAGGTACAGGGCCGTCATCATCTCGCGGAACTCGAGGGCCGTGAGCCACGGGTTTGGCTGCTGGTACAGCAGCCGGTACAGCGGTAACCCGTCTGCCCGCACCTTGCCGCCGTCTGCGGCCCGCTCGTACAGATGCAGCGGCAGTGCCGCCACGCTCTCGGAAATCACGCGGATGCAGGCGAGAAACGCCGAGCACTGGAGCGCCGTTTCCGGCGTGATTCGGATGCCGGCGGTGGTGCGTGTTTCGCTCGACCAGTCCGCGCCGCGGAGGTCGATCATCCGCCACTCGCGGCCGCTGGCGATCACATCGCCCTTGATCGTGTCAGTGCTCATAGCTCGATGAGATCCCAGCTCTGTTCGGGCTTGGCTGTGGCAACCGATTGCAGCCCCAGGGCCATGACGAGAGACACGATGCCGTCAATTCGCTCGGTGCTCTTGGCCTTGCTCGGCTTAATGTTGCCCTGGTGATCGCTCTGCACTGCCACGTTCGCGGCCATCCACGACAGCACCGGGTGCCCGCCGTGTCGGATTCGCTGGGCCAACACCAGCGCCTCCAACTGCTTGGAAGGCGCCGACATTGAGCCGTAACCCTGCCCAAACCCTACCACCTCAATGCCGTCTCCTTGCAGTTGCGTGGCAAGCTGCGTGGCATTCCATCGGTCGATGGCAAGCTGGCGGATGTTGTACGTTTTGGTGATTTCGTTGATATCGCGCCGAATGACGTCGTAGTCAGTGACGTTGCCATCCGTGGCGCGGATGTGGCCGTCGCGGATCCAGCCGACATAGTCCACCTTGTCGCGTTGCGTCCGCTCGGCTGCGTTGGCAGCCGGGATCCAGAACCACGGCAGCACGTCAAAAGTGCCGTCGTCGGCCTGGCTGACGAGGACGAGAGCCGAAATGTCGTAGCTGCTGGCCAAGTCCAGCCCGGCGTACCACTGACGCTTGCCGAGGGCCGCGTCGATCGCTCCGCCGCACTTCGCCCACGACTCCGGCGACAGCCACCGCACGTCCTGGGTCGTCCAGACGTTGAGCCGATAGCGGAGAAAACTGTTGAGCTTGCTCGGCGATTGGTCAGCCTCGCGGGCGTCGGCCGCGAATGAATCGAGCGTGATCGTCTGCCCGAGCGACGGGTTGGCCTTGTGCCACGTCTTGGGGTCTTTCCAATCGTCCTCCGGGCTGGCGGCGTAGATGCATCCGAAGAAGGCCGGGTCTACCGTGGGATCGGCGATGCACCGCTCGGCGTAGGCGTGCTGCTCCCAGCAAATGCTCTTCCGGTCGAAGCCGGCCGTGGTGATCGACAGGAGTAGCGGCTGCCGGCGAGCAGCACCGCCGTATCGGAGAGCGTCCCACAGCCGGCGATCACGCTGCGCGTGGAGCTCGTCGAACAGGAGGGCGTGGATGTTGAGC